ATTGTGTCCTTCATGTACGAGTAGTTACCGGCTTCGGCATTTGCCCTGTTTACATCCTCTACGCCTAGCTTGCTTAATGGCACACCGAACACGCCGGCTATCTTTTCTTTGGTCATCTTCATACCGATAGCGTAGTTAATATCCTTCGGGTTCCAGCTTACCGGCAGCATTTCTAAGCCGGTGCCCAACATACCGAGCTTGCCTGCCCGCTTATGGCCGCCATGTATCCGTTGTATGTCCTTGCGTAAGCGTTCGAGTACCGTTTTACCGGTCGGTTCTTTAGTGGTAAAAACGGCGGGCATGTAGGCTCCATTATCTAACAACGCTCGCTCGAACTCGTCAAAGTCTTCGTTTAGTGACGCAGAGGTAAACGCGGCCTCCATTTGGCCAAGGCCATAATAAATAGATTTAGGGTTAGGATACTTAAAATGACATATATTTTCGGGGTCATAATGTGCGTATGGTTCTGATATGCCGTATCGATATGATTTTATATATCTTGCTTCGTCTGGTATAATCTTGACAAACTGTGTTGGTAGTATCCATATCTCAGTTGGCGTGCCTTGCGGTGACGCCGCAACTAACCAGTAAGTATTACCTGTAACCTGCTTAAACAATACCGTTAGTTGCCACAAAGAAAAACCGCTTAGGTCGCGGTTAACTTCACGCATAAGCTCGAACCACGGATGCTCTAAAACCTCCTCGACATCGTCCGCTTTGTTTAGCTTGTGGATAAGCGTCGAATCGTTGAACATCCGATCTTTTGTTTGTTTACTAACCTTCCTGACAACAACAGATTTATGTACTTTAACCCGGCTATTGCGTGGTACACCGCGATATAAACGCAACGGTACTTGCGCCACGGCGTTAGCGTTCTTTAACGCACACGCATAGGCCCAGCCTGAATACTCGTTGACCAGCTTGATATAATCGGTCGGTGACTCTAACGCCCGGCCACCGAAAGCGCTAGTGCCAAGCGTTGCGCGTACAAAAGCAGCCACTACATCAGGTAGTTTTTCAAGCTCTTTATTATATGTTCTTGATTGCCACCAACTACGAGAGAAAATGGGTATTGACATAGTTTTTACCAGTCAGAATATCTTACTTTTGCACCAACTTTTGCGCCAATTTGTATAAGCTCTCCCTTAATCTTGTTTATCTCAGCGATGATTGTGATCTGCTTTTCCGTTAGCTCGTCGATCTTTTTTAGCAACTCAGCCACTTTCGGATCGGGCACTTTGCATGTTTTAGTGGTATTAGCAGCAGCAGCAGTCTTCCGTTTTTTTTGCATTTATGGACTCCCTTAAATTCACATTCGGCACATATGTCGCGCCTGTAGTTACGCATAGCACCTGTCACAAATTCCAGTATAACTTTTGTATTAGTTGCGTTGGCAGCGTATTCGACTTGCTCTTCGATTGTCATATTGGCCTTGCCGTGCTTGCCACCACAGCAGCCGGGCGACCAGGGCATTATAGGCTTGCCGCCTTGGCGGCTTTCCTGTCTATAGATTCGTCTTCGATAGGCCGCTTGAAAATACAATCGATAGCCCAGGTTACTCCCCGATTCCTTCTATATGTAGATACTAATTCCCACCCTTTGCTGCCTAATACGTCTATCTCGTCATTACAACAATTGACTTGTGTTTTGACTAAATATTCCCACTTCTGCATTTGTTCTCCCTTACTGCATCTTATTCCATACATCCATAGTCATCGGGTCATAGTCGTCGTCGTCCGGGTCGTCGGACATACGTAACATCAATTCCTTATCCTTGGCTATTTGCTTCTTGATATTTCGCTCGCGTTTGGCCTCATCTATGTGCCATTGCCGCCAGCGCAGATAGTCTAGAAAATCGGCAGCGGTCTTGAATAGCTTTTTGAATAGGGCTTTATAGTTCATTGTCCGCTGGTATCAGGTGCTTGTGTTCGTGAATGTTGCCGATGACTTCAATTTCGTCTATTGAATCCCACAAAGCTACAAAATGGCCGCCTTTATGATTTTCTTTAATTTCTTGTACGCAATATCCACATTTATGTTCTAGCCACCTTATTGTCCCAACCGTCTTTTCTTTATTTAGCATCCATTCGTCACTTAGCAAATCCGCATATTCGACTATATCGCTTTGGCATATCTCGACTTTATTCTTGTCCTTCCGCCCGATGTACCATTCGATGTCGGCCCTGTCGTCAATCTCCTTGAATCCCTTATAATATCGAACATCACTGTTCTTGTCAGAATAAACTAATTCTCCGTTTGGTCGCAAATAGATGTCACGGTACAGCAAATAAACACCTTCTAGTACATCTTTGCCTGGCTCGACATATCTGCTATTCTTTTTATCCCACACCCTGAATTTACGGTTCATCTTGCGCCTTTCCGCCTATTTTTATGAATGTTTTTCCGCAATCCATACACCACTCATTATCCATATCATCATGGCCAGCAAACCCGTTTGCATGAGGGCAGCCTTGTTGTAACTCTCTTAATTGATCTCCTGTTGCTTTTATTTTCTCGTCAAGCCTACAACGCTTTTTATATATCCAAGTCCGCTCTTCTTTGGTTTCGCGTGGGTTGTCTTTTGTCTCTCCGTCCCTCGCCTCATAGGCCGAGCACTCTGCCCTACCCACATGGAAGACTTCAATAAAAAACTTACTGCAATTTACGCCTCCATATTGGTATTTACATGTGACGCATTTGTCGCTCATCTCATAGTCGCCACACCAATCTTTATGCTTATCAACGTCGGGCCAGAGAGGTTCAATATATTGCCTAGTGCGAAAACGAATCAGGTCGTCGTGTTCAATGGCAAGTTCTGGAGCAATAACAGGAGCGCGTCTTTTACAAGCCAACTGCATGCGGTGTCCTAAATGATTTTTTCGGCAAAATCTACATGTCTCGCATGTCTCGCTCATCCCATATCCCGTCCTTTCAAATCACTTACGACACGGGGGCACATTCCGGCATAAAAGCTCTCGCCCCTTGTGTCCTCTGGCCCCAGCTTAACATTCATTCTTTTGTACAAGCCGTATATTTCGTCCAAAGATATTCGTCTGATAATTCGCCATGTATCTAACGCAAACCTATGGCGTTGGGCCTCGGTCATCCCATGTCCCTTCTGTTACAGCACAAGCAAGCACACAATATTGACCAAAGAAGCAGCCAGTAATCCGCCCAATATTATGGCCGACATGTGGCCCAACTGTATCTCTATGTCTATATTGCACCCATCTTCTGCACTAGCTACTGTTGCGCTCCATCTCACAAAGCCTGTGTTTTTAATTATTTCCTTTATGTCCGGTTCTGGCTCAAATGTTTCATTCATCCCATATCCCTTCCATTTCGTCTGCCGTAGCTCCTATACTTGTCAATATATCACTTGTATGAGGCTTAACCTCTTTTGCGTCTAGGTCGAGTATTGCTGCGGACACGGTTTGCCTGCGTGCCACTTCCATCATTCCGTACCTGAGAGCGTCCATCGCGTGATCGTTTTCCTTGACCGGCTCCTCCTTGACACTCTTTTCCTTCCATCGGTAACCCGTAAACTCCGAGCACGTATTCGTAGCCTGCGGGGCAATAGACAGCCATGGCTTGCTGTCCGCTAGTATCGTCAGATAGCTTGCCACGCAATCGATCCCGGCTTGAACATTGTTGTTCGCCTTCTTGGCCGGCAAACCAGCAACATTTAATTGTTGTATCAGCTCCGCACATGATGGGTCCACCATAAATAGTTCAATATCATATAATTCCGCCAGCCGCTCCGCTTCTTTTACCAGGTCAACCGCTAATACCGACGGCTTATAGAACTCAGTCAATACCCGAACCTTACCGTCTGCGTTAATACCAATCGGCAGGATACACGAAGGATTAGGAAAGCCCTTGTCAACGCCGGCGATAACAGTCTCAGGCTCAAACTTATCGTCTGTTACAAATACCGCCTTATCCCATGTGTCGTATATCATGCCCTCAATAGCTGACCAGATACCCTTGCGTAACCGCAGATACCGTGGTCCGGTCAGCGTTTCGAGTTTAGCTATTAGTTCGCGGCCCTCCCGTGTCCAATCGCTTAGTTGCTCACTATAGAATTTCGGGTTGTCCTCCAGCCTGCTTAATAACCGGAACCGGCTGGACGTCTTGGGCGTGATCTTGAACCGCTCGTTAAGCCAATGGCCTGGGTGTGCCGGGTTGCAATCGGCAAGTATTTGGCGGTACGGCATCCCCATATTGGACGCCCTTGTGATCAATGTCTCCCATTCGTCTAGCTCAATCTCGGTAGCCTCGAACACTACAATAATGTCAAACTCGGTCGATAGTATCCGGGTCGGCTCGTCCATGCCGCCAAGTATGACTTCTGCTCCGTTCCGAAATACGTACTTCTGTCTATGGCCCCGGCTCGCCTTGTGTAGCAGGTAATGGCCCTGTGGTAATACATGGTCCTCGAACGTCTGCAGCACCGACTCGTTCATTGATATACGAGTCTTGCGCAACCATAGTTGCCGCGATTTTGGATGCTTAGTTGCCAGTATGTATGACCGTTCGAGCAGTGCCCTGGTCTTACCTGTGCGGACCGGGCCTTCCACTAACACCTCGCCGTATGTGCAATTGTCAAAGAGCTTTACTAATCTGCCTTGTGGACGGTATAGTGCCTTTTCACTTTCCATCTAATAGCTGCGGGTGTTCGTGGACGTTGCCGATGACCTTGCCATGCGTGCTTATGTCTGCCTCAAGGTTAAAACCGATCCAGTCCTCCTGTTCGCCCGCCAATTCCTTCCATTCTACCCTTTGCGCATGGTCTCCGTATTTATGATGGTGAACAACTATATCCCCCTCGTATATCTCCTTACCGTTCTTGTCATTCAGGCTGGTGGACCATTCGATAGTATAGCCCTTCGCAATACGAGCATACATTGAAGTCGGCCACCACATCAATTGCCATCGGCCCGCCATAATAATTGTGTAAGCTGCCAATCTTCTACCCATTTATTATTTCCGTCGTCCCATACCCTGAACTTCATATCTCGCATCGCCTTGCCTTCCTAATCACCCCGCTATCGCCTACCTGGCCGCCTTCCTCGGCGAAAGCACAGGTCTTGTCCAACACAAGGCCAACCCAAGTATTAGCCGGCACCAACCCCTCGGTGATATATTTGCCGTCCAATACATAGCCTAACAGCGTGCAGCCCTTGAGGCCATAACAGTGATTCATAAACAATGGCCGTCCGTATGTTGCTTTTGCCATGCCTTGTTAGCCTCTTTAGTAAGTTGCCGGGCTGCTTCCTTATAGTGCTGTTCTTCCATTAGAGCGGCAAGGGTCCGCTTAGCTAATTCGGCCTCTTCTGCTGTAGCGAACTCAATCAAAAAGCCGTCTGGCAAACCAATCAGAGGATCATTTGTTGTAAGGTGCATTGTTTACACCTTCTCCGGGTCAACGCCCTGATAATACTTAACCGGGTCAACGCCACCCGACAGTTCGACTGCCTGTGCTACCTTGCCCTCGGTCCTTTCAAGCATTTCTTTTGTTCGTGGCAAATCGCCGTCACCTATCTTTAATGCTCCCCTTAATGCTCCCGTTTGTGCTAACGTTAATTTAGACCGGTCTATCTGCTTTATCTCACTAAGTGTCATATTAAGATATTCACACTGATACCG